GGGTCGATACGACTCATATTCCTAACTCTTTTTCTGTAACTACCTTGAATTCCCACTGACGGTCAGCACAAAATTCTCGTGCCATTTTCCATTTCGCTTGGTTTTTTGCATATTCATATGCCTCACGAATATATCCCTTTGTTTGTCTCTTTGGTTTGACAGGTGGTTTTGTTTGTTTCGCTGGTTTCACTTCAATTACATATCTTTTTATTTTACCACCTCTTTCCTTGACTTTCATATAGAAATCGGGAAAGTAACGATGTACACGATTATCAACAGGTGAGCGATATGGTATCGCTATCTCTTCACTAGCCCATTCTAATATATTATCATTTTTATCACAATATACCATGAACTTTCTCTCCCAGAGTGACCTGTAAATTATATTTGTAGGATCACCTTTATACTTTCTGGGATAGGAGGGGTGGTATTTTCCCTTATAAGACATCTAAATACATATGATATGTAATTTTATTTAGAGTGCCAGCACCAAGACCAAGACCAATATCGGATTTTTTACCAAGATTTCAGAATGTAGCACAGTCTTCACATTATCTTGTGAAGTTTGCCTTACCTTATAATCAAACTGCAAATGGATTGCGTTCTTTCTTAAGAAGGAAGGGTGTAAATGATCGTTTTGTTGGTGAGGATGTAGGACTTTTGTGTAGTGATGCAGTTTTGCCAGGTAGTGCGTTAGCATCAATTGATACTCGTGGAGATTTTCAAGGAGTCATTGAGAGATTTGCACATACACGTAATTTTACTCAAATACAATTAGAATTTTATGTTGATAATGAATACAAGTCGATGAAGTTTTTAGAGCATTGGATGGAATATGTTACAGGTGCAAATACGAATTTAACTAGTGATGCTTATCATTTTACATTAAATTATCCAGATTCATATAAATCAAATGAAACAAAAATTATCAAATTTGAGAGGGATTACAATAGATTTCTAGAATATCGTTTTATAGGATTATTTCCTTTGGCATTATCTTCTACAAGGGTTTCTTATCAAGGTTCTCAGGTATTAAAAGCATCAGCATCATTTAGTTTTGACAGATACATTTGTGGTGAATCATCTTCACTTGCAAGAGACTTGAAGAGAGCATTTAATGAAATATTTAATTTAGGTAATAATGTAAGAGATGGAGGAAGTGTTGCTGATAATCAAAATATATTAAATCCAAGTTCATTTAGTAGTGGTGCATCTGACAGCACTACTGCAGGTTCAAGTACAAATGGCGTTTATGGTGGAACAAATTTAGGAAATAATAGTTCGAGGAGATTCTCATCAACTGAAATTGGAACAAGAATAGTTTAGAATAGTATTTGAAAACCTCTATAAATAGTCACACTGAAGTGCTTAGAATATTATGCCTTTACCAACCATTTCAACACCAACCTATGAGTTGGTGCTTCCTTCGTCTAATCGAAAGATAAAATATAGACCTTTTCTTGTGAAAGAAGAGAAGATTTTAATTATAGCTTTAGAGTCTCAAGATCAAAAACAAATTGCGACTGCTGTAAAAAGTATTTTATCAACTTGTATACTGACAAAAGGAATCAAAGTTGAAAAATTATCGACCTTTGATATTGAATACCTATTTTTGAATGTTCGTGGTAAATCTGTTGGAGAACAGATTGAAGTTATGGTGACTTGTCCTGATGATGAAAAAACTCAGGTTCCTACATCAATCAACATTGATTCAATTAAGGTACAAAAAACTAAGGGACATTCAACAGATATCAAATTAGATGATACTTATACTCTAAAAATGAGATATCCTTCATTAAATGAGTTTATTAAATCTAATTTTGCTGCTGGTGAAATAAATGTTGATGATACTTTTGATTTAATTGCATCTTGTATTGACCAGATTTATTCAGAAGAAGAATCTTGGACACAAGAGGACTGTACGAGTAAAGAATTAATTGAATTCTTAGAATCACTAAATTCTTCTCAATTCAAGGAAATTGAAAAATTCTTTGATACAATGCCAAAATTATCTCATAAAGTAAAAGTTATAAATCCAAATACAAAGGTTGAAAGTGAAATCGTTATAGAGGGGCTGCAGAGTTTTTTCGGATAAGTATGGCACATGAGGATTTAGTGTCATACTATAAACTAAATTTTGCCTTGATGCAGCACCATAAATATAGCTTGACAGAGCTAGAAAATATGATTCCGTGGGAGAGAGAGATTTATGTTTCACTTCTCCAACAATATATTGAAGAGGAAAATCTAAAAGCACAACAAGAACGAAATGGATGAGTTCGGTTCACCAATATCAGGAGGAATAAGGGCAGTTAGGAGAAATATTTCTTCTAGTTTTCTTGGTGCCACACAAAATTCACAACCAGATTCTATAACAACTGATTTATTGCAGGAACAATCATTAAAACTTACATCAGTTTCAGGTCAATTACAAAATATATCAAGACAAATTGCAACTTTAGATTTTAATTTAAAAAGTGTCAGAGAGAATTTAGCATTAGGTGATCAACTTGAAAGACAGAGAGAAGCAGCAAAACAAAGAAGAGAAGCAATATTAGCAGAGCAGGGATTAAGAGAGGGTAAAGAAAGTGCTCTCGAACAAAAAATACAATCAGCGTTGATGCAACCAGTTCAAAAAATTGGTGTAAAAACTCAGGGTATATTAGGTCAATTAACTAAATTTTTATATGCTCTTGCTGGTGGGTGGTTAGCAGTAACAGGAGTTGATTTACTCCAAGCGATGGCAGAGGGAAATGTTGATAAAATCAATAGATTAAAGACAAAATTTTTAGTTGGTTTAACTGTTATTCTTGGTTCTTTAACTGCTATAAAGATAGGGATGAAGAAAGTTCTTGGTTTATTGGGAATTTTTAGTGCGAATGTTGGAAGAGTTGCGATTGGTGGAGTATTAAAAGCTGCTTTAGCTGGTGTAAAGGTATTATTAGTTGGATTAGTTAAAAAGGCAGCTACAGTGGGAGCTGGCATCCTTGGAGCTGGGGGAATAGGAGCATTCATAAGAGAAATAATTACTCAAGTAATCTCTTTTAAAATATTAGGTTTTGGTGGAAATAAGGTAAAAAATATATCTAAACCTTTTTTAAGAAAACTTCCAAATGTAATTAAAAAACCATTTGGTATACTTACACCTGCTGTAGGTGTTAATGCACCGAAAGTCACAGGTGCTGTTGATGATGTTGCAAAAGTCACAGGTTCTAAAACTAGTAATTTCTTCCTTAATCAAGGAAGAAAAATTAAGAAGTTCTTTGTTGGAAATCCATCAATGGCTCAAGGTGCGATGGCTAATCCTACAACGACAGGTGGTTTTTTTGGAAGAGCAAAAGGTCTATTAAACAGAGGTAAAAATTTAGTTGATGATGGAATAAAAGCAGTTTCTAAGTCTGGGGTTGTCAGTAAGGCAATGAATCTCACAAAGGGATTACCCAAACTTGGTGTTGGTAAATTATTAGGAAAGGTATTAGGACCATTTATAACCTTCTTCACTGAATTATTAAGTGAGGATGGTGGTCTAATGTCAGCACTTGCAGCAACAGCTGGTTTTATGGCAGGTGCAAAAGTTGGTGCAATTGCTGGTGGAGCAATAGGAGCATTATTTGGTGGTGTTGGTGCTGGACCTGGTGCCTTTATAGGTGCTCTGATTGGTGGTTTTGCTGGTGAAACAGTAATGAAAAATCTTGCCAAGAAAATAATGAATGCTCTTGGTATGAAAGATATAAAGATTTTTAATAAAGATAAAAAAGAAGGAGAAGAAGTAGAGGGTGTATCTGCTGATTCAAATAATATTGAAGCAGTGAAAAATGGCAATCTCGATGCAGCAAATAAAATAAGTGAATTTAATGAAGATAATGCAGAGGTATTTGTATCTCAGACAGGTGGTGGTAACAATAGTGGTTCTCAACAGGTAAGTGGAACTAAAAATTCATCTGAATCCTCTATACCAGCCATAGATTTTGATACAACTAATCCACACGCACTCTCCACAACAGCAGTCTTAGGGGTAGCAGATTGATATGAGTATAAGATTACGTAGAAGTTCATTAAGAAAAACATCAATAGGAATTGACTCAATTCGTAAATCAATTACAAGTTTATCTGAAGGATTGGTTTCAATTGGTAAAAATGCAAGTGAATTATTAAAAGAAACAAGAAAGTCAAACCAGTTTAAGAGTAAATTAATTAGTCAAGATGCTGAATTTTTTAAGAAAAGACGGGAAAATGTTTTAAGAAAACAGAGAGAAGATGAACTTGAAGCATCTACAGTTACTGGTGTCACTAAAAGGCAAGGAAGTTTAGTACAAAAGAGCACAAAAGGATTTTTAGGAAGAATATTAGATTTTATTGGTATGTTGATAATAGGGTGGGCTTTACTAAATTTACCTAAGATAATTGCAGCGTTTAAAAAACTCTTTGGACTTATTAATAGGGTAGTTGGTGTGTTTACTGGATTCATAGATGGAATGAGAGACTTCTTTGAATCTATAGGGACAGGTCTAGATAATTTTTTCAGTGTATTTAATAAGTTTAACTTCTTTGAGGACGATAAGAAGATAAAAGACACATTTGAGGAGACTCAGAGTAATATAGTAAAATTAAATAAAGAATTTGCCGAATCTATTAACTCATTTGTTATGGATAAAGATATCCAGAGTGCAGGTGATGTTGCCAAAAATTTGGGGTTGAGTGATGATAGTGATAAAGAGAAGGATAAGGGAACGAATGACTTATCAGATCAAGAATTTTTATTAGAAAATTCATCAGTTCCAGAAGATGAAGAAGATAAACGAAAAGATATCAGTATTGACAATCTTGATGAAGGGCAAGAGATTGAGAGAAGAAATCTTGGAGGTCCTGTAGAGGCAGGGCAACCAGTTATCGTTGGTGATGCAGCTGGAATTGATAGTCGAAGTGCAGAATTATTTGTCCCTAATGAGGATGGTAGAGTTGTATCTAATAATGAATTAGAAGATATTACAACAGGTGGTGATGATGGTAATAATGAAATTGATGATTTACTTTCAGGTCTTGAGGAAAGTGGAGGTCAAAAAACAAATACTTCAGCTCCTCCAATGTCTAGTGCAGGAGGAACTGTATTAGAGGATGAAAAGAAAAGTGATTCTCCAGAAATTAAAGGTATTAAAAAATCTAGAAGTGATACTGCTATAATGCCAATATCTATAAGAGAAGAATTTGATTTCAAGGCACCAAAAAAGAAAAGAAAAGTTATTATAATAGGTAATAACAAACAATCAATGTCACCACAAATTTCTATGTCAGGTGGTGGATCAAAATCAATTAGGTTTCTAACAAAATCGACTGAGAAAACTTTAGTTGAACTTCAATCTATCGCATTATCATCAGGTTAAAAAATGGCAGCACAAGATAAAAGTTTTATAGAATTATTTGATATAGTATCCAATGATGGTGTTACAACTGTTGATTTGGTGAGAGGTATTGTAGCTTTTAGTTACTATGAAAATATTTTGTCACCTATGATAACTGCAAAAGTAGTTGTTGCTAATACTGGTTTTACAATTGAAGATAAGGATGGTGAAATGTCATCTATTTACAATGGATTACCATTAAATGGTGGTGAAAAGGTAAACATAAAAATTCCCGCCACTGGATTAGGACCAGATATGGAATTTACTGAAAATAATGGTAATGAGTTATATGTTTCATCAATTACAAATGTACTTATAGACGCAGAGAGAGAATCATTTGTCCTTAATCTTGTTTCAAGAGAAGCGATAACTAATGAAACTCAGAGAGTAGGTAAAAAGTTTCCTTCCTCTCAAAAAATATCAGATAGTGTAAAGAATATTATAAAAGAATCATTGTTAAGTGAGAAGAATATTGATGTTGATGAAACTCAAAATCCATATGGTTTTTATGGAAATTTGAAGAAACCATTTTATTTACTTACTTGGTTAGCATCAAAGTCAGTACCAGCAGAAGTAGGAGGTAAAAGTTCAACTGCAGGTTATTTTTTCTTTGAGACAAAAGAGGGATATCATTTCAGATCAGTTGATAGTCTAGTATCGGGTGATCCATTTCCTATTGAATATACTTATTCACCTGGCATTATTGATAATCAGGATCCTGATAAAGATTACAGAATATTAGAATACACCACAACGAGAAACCAGAAGTTAATTGAAAATTTACAAAGAGGTGCTTATTGCACTTATCGAATGTATTATAACCCTGTGGATTCAACATTTACAACACCTCAACAAGGTCTTTTTAAGGTTTCAGATTATGCGGAAAAAATGGAAAATTTAGGTCAAGACTTTGAAGTATTTTTACCACCAGTAGATAAGACTGGTGAAACATTAGGAAATGTCCCAAGTCGATTCATGACAGGTGTATTAGATTTTGGAATTACTGAAAAGAAAGATAAAAATTCGAGAAAAAAGAATGCTGATCCAATGGAATATCATTCACAGGCGATGATGAGATATAATACAATTTTTACACAGGTATTAAATATAACGATTCCTATGAACACTTCACTCACAGCAGGTGCTGTTATTAATTTAATCTTCCCTAAGATAACGCTAGACAAAGCAAAAGTAAGAGACGATGAACAAAGTGGTCTATATATGATTAAAGAGTTAGTGCATTTTTATGAGAGTAAAGGTTCCTTTACTAAGTTAAAACTAATTAGGGATACTACGGGAAAGAAAGATAAATGATTGAAAACCTTCTATTAAAAAGTAATTTTCTAGGAAAGGATGGATTCCGTTGGTGGATTGGACAGATACCACCAAAAACATCGTGGAGTCTTACTTTTAATCGTAAACCTGATACTTGGGGTAATCGTGTAAAAGTTCGTATAATGGGGTATCATCCTCAAAATACTAGAGAACTTAAAGATAAAGATCTACCTTGGGCAACTGTAATTATACCTGTAACTGCTGGTTCTGGTAAAGCAGGTAAATGTAAACCAATCCGCATTGCACCAGGTGATATTGTTGTTGGTTTCTTTTTAGATGGTGATGATGCACAACAACCAGTTATCTTTGGTGTAATAGGCAATTCAAAATATGTTAAAAATAGAAAACCACCATCACCTTTTCAACCATTCACAGGATATACACCAGAAACAAAACCTGGTAATAAGATAATTACTGAAAATGAGACAGGTGATACTAGCACTGATGCAGATGATCCAAAAGTGCTTATAGAACCTGACAGGGCGAAGACTTTAAAAGAGCAAACAGGGAGAGAATATCGTGCTGTATCTGATGCTGTTGGTTCGTGTGTGTCTTTTGCAGGAACAAATGCTCAAGCAGAAATACAAGCTAATTTGAAAAATGCAACAAAAGAATATAAAAATCTCACAGGAGCAAATAAAAGTAAGTTAATATCAAAGTTGTCCAAAAAGATAACAGGGATAAGTAATAGTTTCACTGGTGATTTGACCAAGAATGCGATGACATCCCTAGCACCTAAATTAAATTCAGGATTAGATGTTTTATACAGTGATGTATTTGCAAAAGTCGTTGCAGCGACAAAGAATACAGCAATCGCAAAAAAAGCAGGAACTGCTGCACAGGCAGCAATGTTAGGACCTGTTGCTGCTTTACAGAAGAAAGCACCCTGTGTAATGGAAGCGATTGGTAATTCAATGTTACCAGATGTAAGATCATTACTAACATCTTTCTTGGATAACGTCCAAAATCCTACATCTTGTATGAATGAACAGTTTATGGGTGCAATTTTTAATAAAGTTATATCTGGTATTGGTAATCAACTTGCCCCTGAACTTGGTGGGGTTGGTAAAATATTAGGTGGATTTGATATGATTAGTAATTTAAGAGGTAAAGCAGAGGGATTACTTGGATTACAAGAAGCAATTAAATGCGTTGCACCTGGCACAGCAAATGTTAAATCTAGTATTTGGTGTTTGGGTAAAGGACCAATGAATATGCCAGGTGTAGCTGGTGAAGCAATTATGAGTGCTGCAAATGCTGCACAATCATTACAAGAAGCAGCAGCTGCACCAGGTGGAGTTCTTGGTTCACTACTTGGGTTTGGTCAATTTGATTTTATGAACTCTGACGTAAGTAGTTCAAGCTACACAGGTGAGTGTAAAGCGTCTCCACCATCTGATTGCAGAGGTATGGAAATTAAATTATTTGGATCAGACGGTGAAGGTTCATTAGCAGAACCAATTATCGGTGCTTTAGTTGGAGACTCACTCGCACAACAAACTGGAAGTCTGATTGGAATTAAATTAACAAATCCAGGTCAGGGATATACGGTTCCTCCCTTAGTTGAGATAACGGATAATTGTGATCAGGGATATGGTGCAAATGCAAGAGCGATTATTGATTATGATCCTGCATCACCAACTTATCAACAAGTGATTGACATATATGTGGTGACACCAGGTGAAAACTATCCTGTGATAGAGGAGAACTCAAAAGACAAAGAATATATTATAGACCATGTTGCAGTGGTCAGTCCTGGTGAGGGGTATACAAATGATGATGTTATAACTGATAATGCTGGTAATGAATATGTTAAATTTTTAGACGACGATGGACGTATATTGAATGTCATACCTCCAAATCCAATTATATCAAACGTATTTCCTGTTAAAGATGTTCCACAATTAACAATAGAATCTTCAACAGGATTTGGTGCTATTATAAAACCACAAATCGCCCCTAGACCTTCATATCAAGGGGAAACAAAACAAGTTATTGATTGTATTACACCAAGAAATAATATTGTTGGATATGTTAATGGTGAACCATATTATGGTGCTTTCCATGTTCATCCAACAAGGGGTGTTAAAATGGTTGGTGCTGCTCATACAACAACCGCTCATGCAATAATTTATGATACACCTGCCGAAAGTAGATCAGCAATGGTAAATATTCCTTCATCTACATCACAGATACAAATTGATCGTACATTATCATCTACTTCATCTGACACAGCATCTTCAACGTCACAAGCACCGATGGGACCTCCAGCAAGTCCACCCTCAAGCAGTCCTCCAAGTTCACCACCAAGCAGTCCTCCAAGTTCACCACCAAGTAGTCCTCCAAGTTCACCACCAAGCAGTCCTCCATCAGGTGGTGGCTATGGTTACTGATAAATATTAATACGATAATCTGACATATGGCGGTTAATACAAATCTACAAAACTGGGCACGTTGGGATTTCGATCAGAGATCTAATTATATAATTGAGACAGGTAATCCAACTGTTGGGTTTGGTGGTGGAAGCGTATTCCAACAAGTAACTGAACAAAACAGTCAAACGAGTGTTTGGTCTATGACCGAAGATGGTCAGATGAATATCTTCAATGATGATTGTATTACTATTGTGGGTGGAGTAACTAAGGATGGAGGAACTTGCCTTAATCTTATTGGTAAGAATGGTGATGTAACAATAACTGCTGAGAGAAATGGTGATATAAAGATAAAGGGTTCTAATATATTAATTGATGCTGATGAAAATATTAATATAATGTCTAAAAAGAATGTAACAATACAGGGAAAGAATAGTATCTTTTTTGATACTCCAAATTTAGCAACAAATGCATTGACAGGGAATCTTGCTCCAAGAGATGTGACGTTTGGTGGGTTAGTTTTTCGTGGCACGAAGGTTGGTGGTAACGCTATATCTGATGCGTTTACTGGAGGCACTCTTGATAACCTTCAAGATATAGCAAAAGGAAAGGCACAGGAAGCTGCAAAACAATTAAAGACACTTTCAGGTAGTATTGATACGGGTGCATTGGCATCTCAAGCATCAGAATTAGGTGGTCAATTACAGAATCAATTAAGTTCTATTGATACCAGTGGATTATCGAATGCACTGAGTAACTTCGGAGGGTTCTAATAATGCCAGGTTTTTTAAGGGGTGAAGTTCCAAATCCAAATTACGAAAGAGAAGATGTAAACCAGTTTAGTCAGATATCTGAGTTTACAAATGATGTATATGTTTATGGAACATTATACGCAGATATATTTGCTAAAGATATAGATTTTGGAGATGAGGTAGAATTTACAGATTTAAAGGTAAAACGTAATTTTACTGTTCTTGGTTTATCTACCTTTGTTGGTCCAGTAGATATGGACTATCTTACTGTATATCAACAATTTAATGTTGGAGCGATAGGAACTGTTTTTGTTGCGATTTCATCCACAAGTGACGATAATGGTGTGGTTGGAGGTCGAGTTGGTATTGGCACCACTCAACCTGATAATAAGTTTCAAGTAAGTGCAGGAGATACATCTTTTAATATTACCGATTTAGGTTTGGTTGGTATTGGAACTACGCAACCAGTAGAAAAATTTCAAGTAGGTCTAGGTGATAATAGCACTGTAATTACTGGATTAGGAACTGTTGGAATTGGAACTACAAGTGTCGGTGGTGATTGGACACATACTAATGTACCTGGTGTGCCTGGTGAATATGATGGTGATACACAGGGTGAATTAAAATTAGATGTTTTGGGTAGTATTCACGTAGATCGTAATATTTACGATTCACAAGGATCACCTGGTGTGAATGGATATTATATGCAGAGGGATCAGAATGGTATACGTTGGAATCAAGTATCACCTGCTGACCTTGATGGAATAAGAGTTCAGGATGAGGGAACAGATTTACCAATTGGTGGAACATCACAACTTTATTCACACCTTAATTTTGTTCAGGTTAATAGTTTAGGTACTGGAGTCGATAATTTAGTTCCTATTCCAAATCCTCAGAACCCAACCACAATTGCAAATATCCAAACGAAAGATTTTTGGGGTCATAATGGTAATAATATCTACAGGATGTCAAATGTTGGAATTAATAATAATAATCCAACCTCTACATTAGATATAAGTGGAACAGTTCATGCAACGGATGCTGTAGATTTTGATTCAACTTTAAATGTAGATGGAGCAACCACTCTTAATAGTACACTTGATGTAGATGGTGCAACTACTCTTAATAGCACACTCGACGTAGATGGTGCAACTACTCTTAACAGCACACTCGACGTAGATGGTGATACCACGTTGAATGCAACACTTGATGTAGATGGTGCTACCACTCTTAATAGTACACTTGATGTAGATGGATTATCTACATTTAATGATGCTACAGAAGCAACGAGTACAACAAACGCATCAGTTCAGATAGATGGTGGTGTTGGTATTGTCAAGAAACTTATTGTTGGTGGACAAACGGAGATACAAGATACTACTGATTCGGGTGATAAGGATACTGGTGCATTAATTGTAGAGGGTGGTGTTGGAATTGAGAAAAACTTAAATGTTGGTGCAAACGCTGTAATTAAGGGAAGACTTGATGTTGATGATACCACAAATTCTTCAAGTCCAACATCAGGTTCTGCTGTTATAGATGGTGGTGTAGGGATTGGTCTAAATTTGAATGTTGGGGGTAGTGGAGTTATAGAGGGGAGGTTAGATGTAAATTCTGTACAACAATCAGATAATACTTCTTCAGGTGCTGCTGTTATTGATGGTGGTGTGGGGATTGCTAAAAACTTAAATGTAGGTGAAGACGCAAAAATTATTGGTGATTTAGAATTAGAAAAACGTATTATAGATTTCTTTAACGAACCTGGTGTTGGTATTTGTAAAACTGATTATCGTTTATCATCATTTGATGTATCAGGAGTTGGTGTAGGTGTATCTTGGAGACCATCTGGTGTCCAAACAAAAAGAACAATATGGGTCACTAAAAATGGATGTGATACAAATAGTGGATTACTTGAAGGTGATGCGAAATATACAATTGGTGCTGCAGCTGCAATCGCACAGAAGGGTGATACAATAAGAGTTAGAAGTGGAACATACCTAGAAAATAATCCAATTGGTCTTCGTGAAGATGTTGCTGTAAATGGTGAAGATTTGAGATTAGTATTGTTAATTCCAGAAAATAAAAATAAAGATTTTTTCCATGTAAGAAGAGGATGTTTGATTGAGAATTTAAGTTTTACAGGAGCATCACTTGCTGATGATCATACTAATTGTGGTGCTGTTGCATTTCCACCAACAACAGCAGCAGCAGATGATCCAACTATAAATGATTTTCGTGCAGTCACAGGATTCACATCAGAGGATGGTCCAGCAGATGAAGGTTCTTCTGGAAGATGGAGATCACCATATATTCGTAACTGTACAAACTTTATGACAAAAAGTATTGGTATGAAAATTAATGGTGATTATGCTAACGCTGATGCTTTAGGAACAAATAATCTAGGTCAAGATTTAAAGTCAATGGTGTGTGACTCATTCACACAATATAATGAAGCAGGTATTGGAGTATCATTATCAAATAATGCTTACGCACAATTAGTTTCCATATTTACTATTTGTAGTGATGTAGGTATCGCTGCGACTTCGGGAGGACAATGTGATTTAACAAACTCTAACTCATCATTCGGTAATGTTGGGTTGAAAGCAGATGGATTTGGTATTGTAGAGTTTGATGGTTTTACTAACACTGTAACAGCTGGAGGGGCAGACACAATTATATCAATCAATACTCAAGACTTTAATACACCAACAAGAAGATTTAGAACACCTTTTGATGGACAAGGTGCATATTTCCACTTGAATATGGCAAATTATCCTGATAGTCCTTCTAATATTTCAATAGATAAACCACTTGAATTAGTAAGGGGAATAAGAGTATTGACTGGAGGATCATTAGGACAATATTCTCCTGCTGCACCACCTATCATAACATTAAGTGAATTACCACAAGGTCCTGAAGCAATTATTCCAGAATTTTCACCAAATGTGAGTGCTGCTGGAACTATCACATCAGTTGATGTTATTAATAGTGGACGTAACTTTTTACCTGGTCAAACTTTAACAGTTAACATACAAGGTGGTGGTGGAGGAACAGATGCTCAACTAGAAGTCGATATGGATCCAATATTATTTACAGTAAGTGAAGCATCTGTCACATCAGAAGTCGTAGGACTTTCAACAATCACATTTAATGAATTTATTCCTTATGCAATTACATCTAATGTGAAAATTGAATTCGTTAGATTAAGTCGTATTATAACCAGTTCACATTCATTTGAATATATCGGTGCAGGTACAGACATAAATACAGCTAACCCATTCCAGGCGGGTAAACCTATCCCTGCGAATGAGGTCGTAGCGATAAACGGTGGACAGGTTCCATTTACTAGCACCGACCAGAAAGGTAACTTCCGTATTGGAGATGGTCTTACCATCGATCAGACAACTTCAACGATTCGAGGAAGAGATTTTAATAGAGCGATACAAGCACAACTCACTCCTCTAATATTAGCATTAAACTAAAATGGCGATAGCACCAGTCAATAAATTTATATCCGTAGCGGTTCCTGTTACACCTGGTAAACAAAAACTTTACGAGGTTCCTACAGGAACTTCTGCACTATTATTATATGTTCAGGTTGCTAACGTTGGCATCGCTGCTACATTTCCAAAAGTAACTTTTTCACAACAGAGAACACAAAGAAGCACAGGTAATAAAAGAGATGTTAGAGTAATCAAAGACGTTGAGATACCACCAAATGATGCAGCAATACTTGTTGATGGAAGACTTGTTCTTGAAAAAACTCCACTACTACAAGATAAGATATTCATTGAGGCAAAACAACAAGACGTAGGTTACATTACATATGTGGATTATGATGAACCCACGGGTATAGTTACTATAAACACGAAAGATCCTCATCCATTTAAACCAGGTGATCCAATAACACTTGCAGGAATTGCACTTACCTGTCAACCAGGTCAAACAGGTATCACAACCAATATATTTCCAGATCCTCAACAATCTTACACAGTAGAGTCTATTGAAGGATTTGTTGGAACATCAAAAACATTTTCATCATTTATTGGTGGTTCAGTGCCTATTGGAATCATAGGTAAAGATTATTCACACTACTATAATTCAGCGATTCATTATTATGAAAGATCAAAACCACTTGCAGTTGAAGTCGTAGATGCTGCTGGTTCACCTACAGGGTACACAAAATTTAGTTCTGCTCCTGGAACTTCTTATGATCCAACTTCAGGACAACTAACTGTCACAACAACCACTGCACATGGTTTTTCTACTGGTGATTTGATAAGACTTGAAAAGGAAAGTTTTGCGTTTACTTGTGATCTTGATAGTAACACAGCTGTAAAATTATATCCAAGAAATTCAGGTGTGAATGGAACTAATACTGGAGCTTCTAATAACGTTGGAAAACCAGATTATGCATATGGAAAGATTCTAGAGGTAGGTCAAATTATAGACCCTACTAACTTCAAAGTCTTTATTGGCACCTCATCTGATACCTCTGTTCATACATATGTTGATGGTGACTCACTTACAGATAATATCCATAAAATAGGCACAAGGTACAATGTAACTCAAGCGATTTACTATGGTGGTGGTTCCACAAGAAATCCAGATGATCAAGTTGTTGAAACATATAATTTAAGGGCAGGAGAATTAGTAATTAAAACTGACATTGCACACAACTTACAAAATGGAGATAAAATTAGAATCATTGATAATGGAATTATATTCAGTTGTTCAATGGACAACAGAGAAACAGAACACGCATATCCCCGTGTAACGGATCCAGCTTCCGATGATGAATTAACAATTAGTAATGGAGCAACGGGTAACAGTTATATTAATGCCAATACATTTGTGGTGAATGTAGGTCCAAGTTATTCTGGTGGATTTTTTGCACCACTACAGATGGAATTAATCGCAAGTATTCTTGAAAATAGTAGTGCGTAATTATGGTAAAGTATTTAAGTGGTAGAGTCAAAAGAACACCTCAAGATCAACTTAAAGATGATCGTTATGAATATCTAAATCTTGAGCAAGCAGAACCTAATATTGGTGATCCATTAACTGGAGATCCCGTTCCTACAGGTTCTCAATATCAATTAGTGGCAGTACCAGGTTATCCTGGTAGAAGATATTGGATTCCTGTCGGTGGTGGTCTGATACCAGGTGCAATTTCAGTTTTTGATGAAGGCACGATAGTTGGTACATCGAATAGTATCACTCAATTAAATTTTGAGGGTGCAGCAGTTGAAGCATTTGTTGATGTACAAAACCCCACTGGACATCCAGGCATTGCAGCGACTGTAACCGTAATACCAGTTACTATTGGCAATAATCCCCCATCAAACGCAAGAAGTGGAGAATTATGGTGGGAGAGTGACAAGGGAGACTTATATATCTATTACCAAGATAATGACTCTGCCCAGTGGGTTATGGCAAACGCTGGTGGTCAAGGTCCCGTAGGAGATAAAGGTCAGAAAGGTCAAAAAGGTGAAGTTGAAGCAGAGGGAAATAAAGGTCAAAAAGGTGAAGAAGGTCAGAAAGGTATTAAAGGTGATTTCCAAAAAGGTGACAAAGGTAATATTGGTGACAAAGGATCTTTAGGAGAGAAGGGAATACAAGGAGATAAAGGAAATGAAGGAGACAAAGGTATAAAGGGTGAAGGTGTTAAAGGCACTCAAGGAGATAAAGCTGGATTAAGATATAGATTTTCGTCTGTAACTGTACAAGCAGATCCAACAACAGGAGTATTCCGTTTTGATAATGGGACAGTCAGTAATGTATCTGAAATTTATATTGATGACTTAAATGTCAATTCAGTCGATGTATCAAATCATTTAATGTCTTGGGATGATTCTAACAGTACTATTAAAGGACATTTGTATGTTGCATCTAATGATAATTCAGATAATTCACTAGCAATCTTTGAAGTATTGGATGTAACTGATTTAACTGGATATGTTGAGGTAAGCGTTCAGAATGGAACAGGAACCTTGCCATCTGATACTGAGCAATGTGTCCTTAATTTTTCTAGAACTGGTGACAAGGGACAAAAAGGTGAAGAGGGTGATAAGGGAGAGAAAGGTGATAAGGGTGATAAAGGAGTAGATGGTCAGTTAGGAACTAAAGGTGATAAAGGTGACAAGGGTGATAAGGGATTAAAAGGAGAAGATGGAACAAAAGGTGTAAAAGGAGAAAAAGGTGATAAAGGTGATAAAGGTGAGAAGGGTGTAGACGGTCAAGATGCAAAAGGAATTAAAGGAAGCAAGGGCGATAAAGGAGACAAAGGTGAAAAAGGACTGAAGGGTGAAGATGGATCTGAAGGTACTAAAGGAGAAAAGGGAGATAAAGGTGAAAAAGGTGAGAAAGGTGAGAAAGGAACAGGTGAAAAAGGTAATGAAGGTGATAAGGGAGCAACACAGGCAGTTATTTTAAGTGATGCTCCACCTACGAGTCCGACACCTTCTGCGGGTGATTTATGGTGGGATACTGATGATGCAGACTTACACATTTACTATGATGGATATTGGATTGCAATCACAAACGCAGCAGTTAAGGGAACTAAAGGACAAAAAGGTGAACCAGGAACTAACAAAGGTCAAAAAGGTGAACCAGGTACAGATGGAACTGATGGACAAGATGGTGCTTCAGTAAAAGGAGATACAGGAGCACCAGGTCCAGCAGGTCCACCAGGTGCTGATGGATCAGATGGATCAGATGGTTCTGATGGTTCAGATGGAACTCCTGGTACACCAGGAACTCCAGGTACACCAGGTACACCAGGTAATGATGGTAATGATGGTACAGATGGTGATAAAGGTTCTCAAGGTATTCAAGGTATCCAAGGTATCCAAGGTATCCAAGGTCCTCCTGGTACTTCAATAAAGGGACAGAAAGGGGATCCAGGCACTGGTGGAAATGTAACTATTAATGATAATGCAAATGACAGAATACTAACTGCAACAGGAACAGGTACATTACAAGCAGAATCTAAAATGACCTTTGATGGTCAAGGAAAAATACAGGTATATGCTGGAAGTGGTGATACTCATATGGAACTTGGTATGGGATCAAATAATCAATTCTCATACCTTGACTTAATTGGTGATACGACTTATGGTGATTTTGGGTTGAGATTATTAAGAGGAAATACTGGTGCAAATACTAATTCTTACTTAGTGCATCGGGGAACAGGTGATTTTATCCAAGAGGCACAAGATAATGGTGCCATGAAATTTTATGGAAATCATTTTGGATTTAGGAACTCTCAACGTGCTATCCCTAACAATTACGGACAAAATGGTTATGGAAGTACCAATTCTGGGTTTAGATTAATTACTAATGTTTACACTGGATTCCTACATAATCAGACTGGATATTCATATGATACTGGTATTTCTGTGAATCAAGGACAAGGTGCTGGATGCTTACTTGTTATTCACTCAAATACCCATAATCCTGGATTTAATGGTGAACATGGAGTATATCTTGTTAGAATGTGGGAGTCTGGAAATAATAGTCCTGCTCTAGAGGTCATCTATCAATCCAGTACGTACTATGCATTATTCGTCGGTAAAAGTTCACAAAATACTGTTACCCTACAAGGGCAGAAAGGAAGTAATTATTTTACAATTATGGCAATGGGAGGAGTAATTCTTTAATTATGTCAATCACAACATCTTATAGTTGGCACGTTAGCCAATTATTTACACAAAATACACCAAATAATTATACTGTTAATGGCATGGAAGGATATCTATATGGTATTGACAGTAATGGTATGAACAGCACTGTGCTTTTCTCATTAAATTTTACAGTGCCAGATTCTTATTCTTCTGGAGAATTTACTGATTTTGATAATTTAACTAAAGAACAAGTTTCAAGTTGGATTACCTCAACATTAACAGAAGAAGAGCAACAAGTGTTTAAAGATAAATTAAATCAACAATTATTAATTTTTTATGATGAAAATGGGAATGTTGGAGTAGGAACTTCAGCGGATGATTATGGTAAACCTTGCGTACCTTGGGACATAACTTAGTAACTGAGCATTTTGTAAATAAATAAAACTATGGCAGCATTCAATTTTCCAAGCAGTCCCAATAATGGCGATACCTATACAGCAAACGATGTTACGTTTGTGTATGATAGTACTAATGGTGCTTGGAGAAAAAATCCAGCGTCTGCAACAAAGGGACAAAAAGGTGATGGTCAAAAAGGGGATAAAGGTGATACTGGATCAACAGGACCTACAGGTTCCACAGGACCAACTGGACCAACAGGTCCAACTGGAAGTCAGGGTTCTACTGTAAAGGGTGATAAAGGTAACACTGGTCCCACAGGACCCACTGGACCAACAGGTTCAACTGGTGGAACTGGTAACACTGGACCAACAGGTCCAACTGGACCAACAGGTTTAACAGGTTCACCAGGTTCAACAGGACCAACAGGACCAACTGGAAACACAGGTCCAACTGGACCAACTGGAAACACAGGTCCAACAGGTCCAACAGGTTCACCAGGTCCAACAGGTTCACCAGGTCCAACAGGTCCAACAGGTTCACCAGGACCTACAGGTCCGACAGGTCCAACTTCCTTTAATGGTTCTATAAGACAGGTATCTACTGCAGTAAAAACTGGTGCTTGGTCATTTAGGTATTATACTAATACTATAGATGTGGGAATGCTTGGAAGCTTAACACCCAATGATAGTTCTAATAAATTACTGGTAAGATTTTTTGTATATTGTGGTGGTAATTCATATTCGCAAGGATATAGTAGAATTGGAGCATATTTACAGAGAAATATAGGTGGTGGTGGATGGAACACAGTTTTTACAGGAAATCAAGCTCAAGGGTCTATTCCATTGATACCTAGTGTACCAGGTGGTCCAGGTAATAATACATATACTTATCTAACTGCTGGAGTTGAAAATAATAGTAATCAAGCTATTGGTCTTTTAGCACACGAATTTTTAGATAGTCCTGCCACAACATCTCAAGTTCAATATCGAGTTCTTGTATATGGTGCAAACCACGGTGGTTCCTACTCAAATTATCTTACTTTAGGGAGAAGTTTCACCACTGGATGGGGTAATACAGGACAATTCCCTTGTTCAATTACAATTATGGAGTTAGAAGCATGAGCACATATCAACCACCATATCATTTTCAAGCAGTATATCGTGCATATCCTGAAGCAATGTATGTTGATGATGAGAAAGGAGCGTTTGATAAGGATAATAATGAAATTGTATTAGAGCAATCAAAGATTGATACTGCACTTGCTGAAATAGCAGAGTTAGAAAAACAAAATGCTTATCAATCTTATCGCAGATATGGAATTGGAAACACTGCAGGTTATCCCTTAATTGAAACTCAATTAGATCAACTATATCATGATATGGCAAATGGTAAACTTGGGGTTGCAGCAACCACTGGTTCGTGGTATGTTGGTATTACTAGTGTAAAAACTGCCTTTAAGAAAGGGGAATACTAATTAATGCATCAATTGATACAAGAATTAAAATTCTTCGATGAAGAAGAATTGAAATATCTTAATGAGAAAATAGATGTGATGGAGTTTGGTGGATGTCCTGTTGGATTTACTGATGGAAAAACTGGAGATCCAAGAATTGAAAAATCAATTCGCTCAAGCACTGGTTTGTATTTACAAGATAATACTGAAGTCGCTAATTTTATCCATCAAAGAATGAATGAAGTGCTATTAACTTACCGAGATAATTTAATAAACGAACACGAGATATTTAATTGTTATCCAGTACCAGGTGCTAAAGATACAACATCACATCGTGAAGTAATTCAGATATTAGATTATGTGAAAGATCAAGAGTTTGTATTTCATGTTGATGAATCATCAATAATAGGTGCAAAAGAATTTTATCGAAAAATATCTATTATAATATATTTGAGTGATGGATTTGAGGGTGGATATACTGAGTTTGTCCATAAAAAATATAAACCAATGGCAGGATATGGTTTAATTTTTCCTTCTAGTTGGTGCTTTCCACATTCTGGAACTAAAGTCATATCAGGAAAAAAACGGGTTGCTGTAACCTGGTATTACGTTGATGATCAAAGATGCATTGGAAATAATATTTTACAACCTTACATTATACCAAATCAATAACATGAATGAACTGATACAAATTATTAAAATTCTTGAAAAAGAAGAGGTTGATAAACTTAACGCATATATTGATACTCTTCACTTACAAGGGAGCACTGTATTTGGAAAAGGAACCAAACAGGATACAAGTTCTGGTCGTACGAGCACTGGCACAACATTGAATGAAAATTATGATTTAACCTTGAATCTTCACAATAAAATTAATGATGGATTAGTTGAATATAAAAGGAGAGTGGAAAAAATACATCGAAATTTTAGTTATTATCCAGTGCCTGGTGGAATATCCACTACATCATGGAGAGAAGGAATTCAAGTTCTACAATATAAGGAAGGTCAGGAATATAAATTTCATCACGATGTAGCAGATGATCGTGAACTGAAAGAATATCATCGACAAATATCTGTAATTGTTTATCTTACTGAAGGTTTTGTTGGAGGTGGCACAGCTTTTGCACACACCACATATAAACCAAAACCAGGATATGCTTTAATGTTTCCCTCTAACTGGTGTTATCCTCATGCTGGAGAACCAGTAGAGAGTGGAATCAAAAGAATCGCTGTTACTTGGTATTATGTCATTAGCACTTATTAGCACTTGACGAATTACATACATATGATATAATAGGTTATTCATAGACAGACATGGACGACTTTGTTCTTCTTGTAGAAATTGATGTTTGTTCTCGTTCTTTTGTTCTCTTAAGTGAGAATGGTGATGAAAGATTGATTAGTTGTGAGACAACTGATGAGTTTATGAGGGTATTAAGGGTATGTGATCAATTACTACCACCAGACGCAATTATTTACAAGGAATTAGCAACACAGAAGGACAAGTAAATAAATAATGACTTGACTAGGAAGCTAAATAGACCTAGTATTGTATGGTTTCGCCACCAAATTTATATAGATAAAAAAGATGCCTCTTAATAAGCTAGAGAATTTCATAAAGAACGCAGAAGGACGTATACTTTATGTGAATCCAAATGATCTTGATTCAACCGATGGTATTGAAAATCAAGGAAACTCCTTAACGAAACCCTTTAAAACTATACAAAGGGCGATGGTCGAAGCAGCGAGATTTTCATATCTGAAGGGCAATGATAATGATTTTGTAGAGAGAACAACCATACTTTTATTTCCAGGCGAACATATAGTAGATAATAGACCAGGTTTTGGTATTAAATCTGAATCAGGACAGGCAAAAGCAGTATCTCCTGGTGGTGCTACTACAGGAGCAATTAATACCTTATCACTCACTTTAGATTCTAATTTTGATTTAACACAAGAAGATAATATACTTTATAAATTTAACAGTGTTCATGGTGGTGTCATAGTTCCAAGAGGAACCTCTATAGTGGGATTAGACTTAAGAAAAACAAAAATAAGACCAAAGTATGTTCCCAATCCTACATCTAATGATGCTAAACAAAGTGCAATATTTCGTATAACAGGTGCTTGCTATTTCTGGCAGTTTACAATTTTCGATGGAAATGAATTAGAGACAGTTTATACCGACCCAGTTAATTTTAGTTCAGCAAATAAATCAAAACCTACGTTCTCTCATCACAAATTAACTTGCTTTGAGTATGCAGATGGTGTTAATAAATTATCTCAGTATAGCGATCTAACCGACTTGGATATTTACTATAGTAAATTATCTAACGCTTACAATAAAGCATCAGCAAATAGAGAGATTACTCAAAAATATCCTATTGCACCCAAAGGATTTGCTCCTCAAAGACCAGAGTTTGAAATTGTTGGAGCTTTTGCAACCGACCCTCTTAATATTACTAAGATTGAATCGGGAGATGGTGCAACACCAGGTCAAGTTGTAACTGTAACCACAGCATTACCACATAACTTCACAGGTGGAACACCAATTAAAATCAGAGGGGTAAACGTTGCTGATTATAATATATCCACAAAGGTTTCGAGCATTATTAATGATAATTCATTTACTTACCTTTTACCATTTGTAAAGGCAAATTTACCCGCAGGTGAAGTGGGTGGATTGAGTGCTGCAAATGCACAGGTTTTAGTTGAGACTGATACAGTATCAGGTGCATCGCCATACATCTTTAACATATCATTGCGTTCAGTATATGGTATGCAGGGTATGCATGCTGATGGTAAGAAGGCAACTGGATTTAGGTCAATGGTTGTGGCACAGTTTACTGCTGTATCACTACAAAAAGATGATAGAGCGTTTGTAAAGTATGATAAAACGAATCGTAGATATAGTGGTATCCCGTTCTCAGAACAAACTGGAGAGTTACTATCATCAGAATCATCATCAACTAATCCAGCAACAGTATATCATTTAGATCAAGAAGCAAATTACAGAAAGGGATTTCGTACATCTCACATCAAGGTAAGTAATGATGCAGTCGTACAGATAGTATCGGTGTTTGCTATTGGTTTCCATAGTCATTTTAATATGATCGGTGGTGCTGATGCCTCGATTACTAACTCTAACTCTAACTTTGGTACTTTTGCACTTGCAGCAGAGGGATTTAAGAAAGAAGCATTTGCAAAGGATGATAAAGGATTTGTTACTTCAATCATTAATCCACGTTCAGTTGTAACTGCAGAACAAACTATCGAATATCTTCAACTCCAAATAAGCAGCAATGGTGGTACACCTACAACATCATCTAGAGCTTATTTGCTTGGATATAATGATGAAACTTTACCACCATCACATTTTGCTCAAGGTTATAGAATTGGTGCGAGAGTAAATGAAAAATTATATATTGACAAGGGTGGCACACCTTATGAAGCGACCATTGTTATGTCAAATGGTGCAACCACTGCTACAGCAGATACTTCAGAGAAAAAGTATAAAGCAACTCACTCTGCTACAACTTCAGCAAAAAAATCTGTTTATTTAATTCAACCTAATCATAGTTTGCAAACAGGTGAAACTATTAGAATAATTGCAGACAATGGAAATCTACCAGAAAATATTAATCCTCATAGAGTTTACTATGCAATTACTGGAACAACTGCAACACCAGCAGGTGTTGACTCTCAGTTAGCATCTAATGAGATAAGAATAGCATCCTCATTATCAAACGCACAAAATGGAATCTATATTGATAGTGTTGCTGATGTTAACGAAGAATTTAATATTATCAGTAGAGTTTCAGATAAAAAACCTGGTGACGCTGGACATCCAATCCAATATGATGGTAGTCAATGGTTTATTCATACCAGCACAACAAATAATACAATTCACTTAAATATAGGTTCATTAACTGATCTTGATATAAGTTATATTCATAGAAGAGAAGATAATCGTAGTTTAGATGAGAAGATTTATAAGTTAAGATATGTTGTTCCAAAAGAACTAAGAAATGGAAAGGATCCAAGTGATGGATTTATTTTACAAGATTCTAGCTCTACAAACGTATCATCAGACACAGATTTTAATAAATCAGAGATAACCAGAAATAATTTTGATTTTGATCGTAATACTAGGTTCATATCCAACGCTGTCTTTGTAAGTGGAATAGATAAGATTGTTATAAGAACTGATAAACCACATAACTTAAATGTTGGAGATCAGGTTATTATTAGAAATGTAAAATGTGACCTTAATACCACTGGACTAGATGATAAGGCATACAATGGTACATTTATTGTTACTGATAGAGATAATAGTAAGGAATTTAGAGTTTCTAATAAAGATGTGGAGGGTGCAGCACATTCACCAGGTACATTTATAAACAATACTGGTGTTAGAAATAATCAATTACCTAGAATTGATAGGAATGACTGTAACGAAAATTTATTTATTTACAGGTCAACAGTCATCACACCGTATATTGAAGGTGTGCAGGATGGTATCTATCATTTATTCGTATTAAACTCTAACAACAAGATGGTAGATCCATCAAATGAGTTCTCTGAAGATAGATTCAATCAGAATATTGTTAACCTATATCCTGAATATGATCGTGACAATGTAAATGATAATCCACCAGAAGCATCATCTTTTGCAAAAAACTTCCCAATTGGTGATGTTGTAACAAATGATTTAAAGAAAAGTGTTACTAGAGAAACTGCAAATAACTTTATGAGTGGTTTTGATGTCACTAATACAATTAATAATGTTAGTGATTCAGGTAGTACAGCAGTATTAACTTTTGATGAAGAACATAATTTTGGGGCAATAAAATATATTTCAACCCTTTCTGGTGGTTCTAACCATATTCCTGCATCTGGTCAAGCTACATATCACAATATTAAATTATTAAATAATACATCAACTCCTCCCACAAACTCAAATTGGGATGGTGCAACAGCAATGGTAACAATACAGAATGGTGTTGCTATCGCTGCTACAATAACAGAGGGTGGTTCAGGATATACTAATGGAGAACAATTATATTTTGATAGTTCTGATGTAGATACTGGTGGTATTGGAGGTGGTCCAAGTGCTTATGTCGTATCAACCACTAATGGAATATCTGTTGGTACTGGTAATTATGTTCAGGTCACAGGTATATCAACTGGAACTGATTCATATCATCGAATATCTAGTGTTACTCTTGATAATGAGATTACAGTACATAAACATACAAGTGATGTTATTTTAGAAGGTCAACAAGTCATTGATATGGGACCTGTTGTTTCTGTTGCTAGTGCATCAGGTACTGAGGTGACAGAATTTAATACAACTGGAGCACATGGATTGCTTGTTGGTAATTCATTCAGAGTATTAGATAGTAATGACCAGAATCTTGGAGACTTTATTGTTAAAACAGTAGTTGACGTAGACACATTTACTGCAACAACTTCATCGGCATTACCATCACCAACATATATTCTTAAGCATGGATTGTCAGCTAATGATGCAGCATCCAATGTAGGTGAAGAGAATTTAGGTATCAGAGGATTATCGATTTATGACCATGATTATTTTATATCAAATCAATTAATTAATAAAACACAAACTACTATTGAAGTTCTCTTACCTAACGGAGATACAACTGCCGATAATATTATACAACGTTTTCCTCTAGGTTCTTACTTGCAGGTAGATGAAGAAATAATGCGTGTCTCTAAAGATACTTTAGGTACAAATAATGCTATCGAAGTGATACGTGGTGTATTGGGTAGTAGAATCAACGAGCATAAACAATCTTCCCATTTAAGAAAGATTAAACCATTACCAATCGAGTTTAGAAGACCATCCATTCTTAGAGCATCAGGTCATACATTTGAATATGTTGGTTATGGTCCAGGTAACTATTCAACTGCTTTACCTCAATTACAAAATAGAACACTTTCAGAGAGAGAGGAATTCTTATCACAAGCACAAGAAAAATCCTGTGGTAACGTTGTTTACACTGGTATGAATGATAAGGGTGATTTCTACATTGGAAATACCAAGATTGCATCTGCGAGTGGACAACAAACTACATTCGATATACCAGTTCCCACAATTACTGGTGAAGATCCAAATCGTTTAAGTTTAGTTGCTGATGAAGTTATTGTTAAGGAGAGGCTTTTAGTAGAAGGTGGATCATCCAAGAATATACTATCGCAATTTGATGGTCCTGTAACATTCAACGGTACTGTTAGGAATAACGCTAACGTAACTGTTGAAGGAGTGGTTAAGATTAATAATAATACAAATTCAACTGCCACAAATAATGGTGCTTTGGTTGTTACTGGTGGAGTTGGTATTGCACAAGATGTCAATGTGGGTGGAAACGTAAAGGCAGCAACATTTGAGGGTGATGGTGCTAATTTAACAAACACAGGTGCAACAATGAGCACCGCTACAACTGGAACTGAGAGAGTTGTTCTTACGAATATTTTCTCTGGTACAATGACTGATGGTAAGACAGATCCACAATTAACATTTAATTTTGCCACTAATACACTTAATGCCACAAACTTTAGTGGTAATTTGACAGGTGGTGTTTCTGGTAATGCTTCAAGTGCGTCAACTGCTGCTAATTTAAGTTTTGGATCTGCCAATCAAGTTGTATTTAAGAATGGATCAAATAATGGTGCAACATCTTCTAATCTTACATTTGATGGTACAAAATTATCAGGCACAGGTTTAGAAATTAAATTGAATAATAGTAAGAAACTCACATTAGGTAATAATGGGGATTTAGAGATTTTTCATAACGGAACTAATGGTGTTATTACTAACAACACAGGCGACTTTTTCATAGAAAATAGTTCTAGTGCAACATCAGCTGATATCCTTCACATAAGAGCAAAAGCTGGTGAAAATTCAATTAATGCTAATGTTGGTGGATCAGTTGAATTATTCCATAATACTAATAAAAAATTTGAAACTACAAACGCTGGTATAGAGGTTCAGGGTGAGGGTAGATTTGTTAATGGTGATGTGATTGCTTTCGCTGCGTCTGATAGAAATCTAAAAGATAACATTACTCCTATACCAAATGCTCTTGATAAGGTTAATTCATTATCTGGTAATACATTCACTTGGAAACCAAGTGGAACTAATCAAGAATATTTCTTAGGGCAGCAAGATACTGGTGTTATCGCACAAGAAGTTGAGGCACTTGGATTACCTGGTATCACAACCACAAGGGATGATGGAACAAAGGCAGTTCGTTATGAAAGATTAATACCAGTTCTCATACAAGCAGTTAAAGAACTTTCAGCGAAAGTTACTGCACTTGAGGGTTCATAAATAACTAAAAAAAATACTGATGGCGAATATTAAAAAGAGTTTCAATTTTA